CAGTTGCATCAGAAATCGTTTGGTCACTACTTAATTCAGCAAAGAAAGTTGGTGTGCGGTTTGGAAGAAATAAACCAGTGCCATCAGGGTCAATGGTGATGTCGTTGTTACTAGCAAGACTGCTTATTTTATTTGTCTTTATCTCACTCATGCTAGGTCTCCAAATGTAATAACCATCATTGCTTCTTGGTCTTCAACGCTTCCGTTGTCTTGAGTACAAGACATATGCCTGATTGAACTAGCACTTAAAGCATAAGCAAAATTTGTTCCCCGATTATGATTGTTTCCAAGCGTAGCATTTGAATTACAAGAACTAGCGTGATTTACATTTGCAAAGGCATTAGAAAATGCGTGAGAAAAATCTCCAGTACCATTATCTGTTATTCCGCTTACGGCGAATGAATCTCGTATTGAAGCTGTACCAGTTTCATCTATGTTAACCCAAGCCTTTGCCGCTTGTTGCTTAGTCAGTGTAGCCGCACCGCCGCCTGTGCTTTGTATGGTATCTGCTTTTAATGTACTCATAGCGTCACCAATGTCCCACCGCTTTCAACGGTTAATGTAACACCAGAAGCCACAGTAAACGGACCAGTTACGTTGGCGTTTTCTGTAGCTAGGATGGTTGTATTTGCTGTGAGGGATTGTGCGTTAGTACGGAATAGGCCACCAGCCTTGAAGTTACCCTTGTTCTCAGCGGGTGGTGTGATTGTACCAACTTGCGGGGCAAGGTAATTTACAAATATGTTGCCTGTACCAGAAGAAGGGGCAGCGGTGAATGTAAGTGTAGTGCCATCAGGAATAGTATAGGCTGCTGTGTCCTGTACGACACCATCAACTGACACCAGTACGTCTTGCACAGAAGATACTGTGGTAGTCAGTGTAAATGTAGTATCGGAACCATCACCATTAAAGCGTTGTACAGCCTTAGTAGCTTGATAAGAACCCGGAACTTGTTGACCAATATACGGCATTATTTATTCCTTATGAACTAATGGTATCGACTACGGAAACCCAAACATCTGCGCTTGATGCAGTATCACTCTGTACTTTAAGTACATCACTTGCTTGCATTACAACCTTTGCACCGCCATCTAAGACCTGCAGGGTTGAGCCTACAGGAATAGGTGCATCTTTAATAATGTAGTAGTCGTTAGACCCATCATTAATAAATACATCCATTAAGATTTGGGTAGTTGTAACATTAGCGATATTGATACCAATAAGAGCATCATCGGAGTTAGCTGTACGCAAAGTTACTGCGCCTGTACCAACATTCCGTGCAATGTTTCTTTCAAAATCCTGTGCCATTTCATCTCCTAATTAAGATAAGTATAATTATACCATACTTTTATTCATTTGTCAAGTGCTAAAGCGCAATTGCCATCGCCACTGCGAAACCAGCAGTTGCACCTGCAGATGGTAGGTTAGTCAATTGTGACCCGTCCACTGCTGGCAGTCTAGCTGAACCATCCAAAACCACAGTGTTTCCAGCAGAAGTTCCTGTGTCAGTAATAGCCGCTGTTCCTAGTCCTAGTGATGTACGTGCAGTACCTGCAGTCTCTAATACAAAGTTAGAACCGTCACCTACAATAAAGCCACCGTCTGTTACTGCTAGTCCAGCAACATCTTGCAGTTGTGCATCAAGTCTTGCGTTAGCTACTGTGCCAGTAAGCTGTGCAGCATCAATGCTTTTGTTTGTAAGTGTCTGTGTACCTGTGAGTGTAGCCACAGTGCTATCAATTGCAATGTCATTAGCGTTGGCAGTAATACCAGTACCACCAATAACATTTAATGTTACATCACCTGATGTACCACCACCTGTCATTCCTGTACCAGCTACTACAGAAGTAATGTCACCAGACGGTATTCCAGCTACTTCCGCATCTACGTATGCTTTAATTGATTGTTGTGTAGCAAGATGAGTGGCACTGTTGGATGCCATATTATCTTCATCTTTAATAGAAGTTCCACTTATTGTACCATTGAGTACGGCACTTGTCAAGGTTTTATTTGTAAGAGTTTGTGTACCGTTTAATGTTACATCACCTACAGGTACTGTAGCTACTTGTGTATCTACATATGCTTTAATAGACTGTTGTGAAGCAACTTTAGTAGCACTATTGGATGCCATGTTATCTTCATCAAGGAAAGCAGTACCACTGATACCTGTGTTTAATACGGGACTAGTAAGAGTTTTATTAGTAAGTGTCTGAGAGCCTGTTAAAGTGGCTACAGTGCTGTCAATAGCAAAGGTTACAGTCTGAGCAGAACCAGTAGTATCAATACCTGTACCACCTGTAAAGGTAAGAGACTGGCTGTCTAAGTCTACATTCTGTGCGCCACCACTGTCACCAGCAAAGTCTAAGTCCTGTGCAGTTACCTGTGCATCTACATACGCTTTAATAGACTGCTGTGTAGCCAGCTTAGTGGCACTGTTAGATGCCATATTATCTTCATCTTTAATGCCTGTTACGGTAGCACCATCACCTGCAATGTTAATGCTGGTATTGGCTATGACTGTTGTACCAGTAATAGCAGCAGCAGTGCTACCACCAATCACTGCACCATCAATTGTACCGCCGTTAATATCTGCTGTATCAGCAACAAGGCTATCAATATTTGCTGTACCATCAAGGTACAAGTCTTTCCACTCTGCGCTAGAACTACCAATGTCACGAGTGTTATCACCATCTGGAATTAAATCTGCACCAAGAGTACCTGACACAATTACATTGCCCGGTAAAGTAACTGTACCTGAAACACTCATTGTGCCAGCTAGATTTAAATCTTTAAACTTCTTAGAACTAGAACCTAAATCAATATCGTTGTTAGTTGTAGGCTCAATGACACCATCTTTAACTACAAACTGTTCTGTGGATGTGCCGCTTACGTCAATATTAAATTCTACTTGGTTGTTTGTATCATCAACAACAACTTTGTTTTTAGGCGTGGCTACACCGGGGTCTCCAATCAAACCAATGACTGGACCTTCAGCGGCTGTACCATCGTGCTTGTGACCTGTTGTATTATTGAAACTACTTAGTAGTTGGTTAAACTCGTCATTACTGTCTGCTGCGGTGATAATATCGCCATCAGCAAAACTTGACTGTCTAGTATAACCTGCCATTTATTATCTCCTTGCGTCAGCTTGGAACTCTAGCTGAAATCCTTTTAATGAGTATGGGGCTGATGTGCCTCTATCGTTAACTCGTAGTGCTACAGCAAATCCACTACCTTCAATTGGCTGTCTTACTAATGGGTTTGACTGTCCACCATATGTAGCTGTACCGTATAATGATGAGCCGTAAATAGCTACTGATGTGGATGTGTCAAACGGATAAGCTGCTGGTCTTGCCACATTAGGTGCTTCGTAATCATACCTAACAAATAAATCTGCGTTAACGGCTGCTTCTGGTGCGTAGTTAATAATCACTCGTTGAAATGATTTACGTAGACCTGCATCGCCCATAGTCAAATCAGGTGAACGATATTTACCTGTTACGTTATTGCCATCAAAGTCATTGCCTTGTTCTTGACGATATACAAAACCATCAAACTCACCGTGTACAACAATGCTTTCACCGCTAACAGTAATAAAGTCTGTACTACTAGGACGTATACCTAAAATATCAGCAAACTCAAAACTGTTATCTTTTCTTACACATATAATTCCTGCAGTCTTTGAGCGTACTGTATTGGAGTTAGAAAAGAAAATACGATACTGCGTTTTATCAGGAATAACTACAGAGGCAAATTCATCTACGTCTGATACACCAGCAAAGCGTTCCTGTATCTGTCGGCTAATTGTACCAAGTTCAACGTCACCAATGTTTGCAGTACCAGCGACAGTACGTAATCCGTCAGGCCCAAGAAAGATTATGTCTCCGCCAAATTCCTGAATTGTTCTACCGTTAAGACAGCCAATTTCTCGTGTTACTGGTTGTAGTTGAAAGTCAGCAATAGTGTTTCCAACTAATTTAAATATACGTTCTTCACAAAATATAATAAGAGAATCACGAAACGGAAACAAACCAGTGATAGGGTTTTCTAAATTAATAGTTCCAGCACCATTAGCCGATGTAAAATCTGTAGGTGAATAAGGGGCTGAAAAAATAAGTTGTTGTGGGTTGCTTGACATCCCAGCAAAGAATAAAGTGTTCTTAAAACCTGTTACAAACTTAGGATCAGTAGGCGCATTAGTACCATTTATGTCTGTTACGGAGTTTCCAGAAGAAAAATAA